TTGGTTGAAGTATAATATAAATCCTATATTAATATCCGTTAAGCTTTGTACTCTTAGTGAGTGCAAAAAAGTAAACACACTAAAGGAAGAAGGATATTTTAATGGAAATACAAACTATTTCAGAATCTTGCCAAAAGATTCTTTGCAACAGTAAACTTTATAAAGACATAGATTTTTTTAAAGTACCACATAACAAAATATGTTTAGCAGTCATAAGAGCAATCTCTAAAAAATCATACAACGAAATAGGTAAGCATTATAAAAAGAGTTGGTTCTCAGCTTACGCTTCGGTTCAGGATTGTCACAAGAACGGATTAAAAACTTTCACTAATAAAGTTATAGAACTTGTTAAGGAAGATTTAAAATGAATGATGGTTGGATAATTCTTCATAGAAAAATTTACAACTCTAAAGATTTTAACAATCAATTAGAAGTTGCTATATTTATGTATCTTTTAACAATGGCTTCGCACAAACCAATTCAGGTTGTTTATAGGAAAAAAAAACTTACATTAAAAAGAGGTGATATTTCAATAGCTTATAGGGATTTATCTAAGAAATTTAACATTTCTAAAGACAAGGTTAGAACTGTTATTAAAAATTTAGTTGCTTCAGGAAACGTAAGACAAACTTTGCACAAACGTCTTAGCATATTTACCATTGTAAAATATGAGAAATATCAACAAATAGAAAAAAACCAAGACAAACTATCCCACACAGAACAAACAACTAATACTAATATAATATATAGTATAAATAAAAATGATAAGAGTCTTAGCACTATGACTGTTAAACCTAAGAAAATTACTATTCCTACCTTGCAAGACTTAAAAACTAAGATCATTGAGAAACCAAGAGAAAAGAACGAGTTTGAAATCATGCGTGAAAAACTTGACTCCGAAGATTATGAAAAATGGGTTCTTCGTCAATTAAACTCTTGATTTGCTTATCTATTTAGTTCTTTAAAAATTATATATTTACAAACATAATAAATATCTCTATTTGGGCTTTATTAACCAGCAGGAGAAGTTATGAAAATAGAAAAGATAATAGCTAAACTTGAAAAGGCACAAGATAAGATCAATACAGAATTTGATTCTTTGCGTGATATGTTAGAAGATCATCTTGAAGAAATGGAATCAGATGAGACGTATGATGATACTGACGAAGATCTAGACGAAGATCTAGAAGATTCTGACGAAGAATAATCCAATTAGATAAGCTGTAAAGCTGGAAGGTTATCACAACCTTAAAAATAATGAATATCAAATTATTAAGTGGGAAAGTCTATGACTATGTAATTATAGTTCTATTCCTATTTTCTGTTTTTTTTGTAGGAACATTTTTTCCTAATCAACTCGTCAAGGAGAAGATAAGGCAAGAAACAATTAAACACATCAAAGCAATAGGTTCATTCTACGAACCCAAGATAGACACAAGTTCCAACGACAAATTTATAGACTCAATGAAAAAATGTATAGCTTACATTAACATTGATTTAAACAAGCAGGAACAAATACCAACATTACTAATTATAGCACAAGCCATTGTAGAATCTGATTATGGTACAAGTAGGTTTGCTAAGGAAGGTAATGCTCTTTTTGGAGTTAGAGTTTGGTCTAAGAACGGAATACTTCCATTAAAACAAGACGCATCTATTAACTGGAGAATTAAAACTTACAAAACAAAATGCAGTTCAGTAAAAGATTATGTATCAATATTAAACAACAATCATCACTATTCTGAATTTAGAAATCTAAGACAAAGAACAAAAGACCCTATTAAACTAGCAGAAACATTGGGCAACTATTCTACTTCACAAACGTACCGAATAGAGATAGTTAGAATGATAAACAAGATTAAGGATAAAATATAATGGCTAACGAAACCACTTCTACAAGCACAGCAGTTTTATATACCAATCGTAAAGCAAAAGGCACTTATAGAGTTTATAAACCAAAAACTTTAAAAATGCCTAAAAGAAAAAAGAAATGAAAAGAAAAAAAAGCACAGTTAATTTAGCTGGTAACTATACTAAGCCAACTATGCGTAAGAGACTATTCTATTCAATAAAAGGTAGAGCAGTCGCAGGGACTAAAGCTGGTCAATGGTCAGCAAGAAAAGCACAACTGTTAGCAAAGACTTATAAAGCAAGAGGTGGTGGTTACAGATGATTAAAAAATCACAAAGAGACTTAATGAACTGGAGTCAGCAAAAGTGGAGAACTAAATCTGGCAAACCAAGTTCCAAGACTGGAGAACGATACCTTCCTGAAAAAGCAATTAAAGCTTTGTCTGCATCACAATACGCACAAACAACTCGTGCTAAAAGAATGGCAAAAAAGAAGGGGCAACAATTCTCTAAACAACCCAAGAAGATAGCTAAGATCGTATCAAGATTCAGATGAAAGAAATTATTTTTGGAAGCAGAATAATTAAACTTAATTTCATTGAAAAGGAATTAGCCAGTAAGAAGAAAATATTTGGGGAGTTTGATTGTGATAACAACACTCTTACCTTAGACAAAACATTAGATGATATTCAAATGTCTAACACTTTAATCCATGAAATCTGCCACATGATACATGACGAATATAAATTAGATTTACCATTAAAAGCTGAAGAAGTAGTATGCAATTCAATAGCAAATGGAATCTGCCACACACTTTATCAAAACCAAGATTTATTAGACTTCCTTTACAAATCTCTTAAAAAAGAATAATTAGCATATTACGATACATCAATCGGTTAATATGGCTAAAGATATACTAGTAATAGATAAACAAGAAAATAGGGGTAGACCGAATTTTGACTTTACACCTAAATTATTAGATCAGATAAAAGACTTAGCCAGTTATATGTGTACCAAAGCAGAAATAGCCAGAATTATTGGTTGTTCTGAATCTACATTACAAAGAAATCAATTAGCACAAGAATCTTATGAACTGGGGGTTGCACAAGCAAAAAAGTCTATTAGAAAAACCCAGTTTGATATTGCTACTAAACTTAATTCAAGTATTATGGCTGTATGGCTTGGTAAAGTTTATCTTGGACAAACCGACAAGATACAAAATACTGACGACAATATTCCTTTACCGATCTACGACATAGTAGAAGAACCAAAAGAAGTTATTGAAATGAAGGAAGTAGAAAATGAGTAAATGTTTATTCTGCCAAAAACCAATGATGAATAAATTAGAGCAACATATTAAAGCTTGTTCTAAATGTATCGTAGATCTACTTATGAAGAAGCATAATTTAAAAGTTAAAAAACAAGCACCAATAATAATTAACACTAGAAAAAATGGTTAAATTTAGTTTAAGAAGTTCTGATAAAAGCAAGAAGGGTGGACTATCTGCATCTGGTAGAGCAAGATACAATAGGGCTACTGGAAGCAATCTAAGACCACCAGTAAAGGGCAGACCAAATACAGCAACAGAATTTAGACGCAAAGGTTCATTCTTAGTTAGAATGGGTAGTAGTAGAGGTAGATTGTTTGACGAGAAGGGCAACAAGACTAGACTAAAGCTATCATTAGAAGCTTGGGGATATAGAGGAAGAAGTAAACCTGAAGCAGTAGCTTTGGGCAGAAGGTATTTAAGAACATATCAAAACAAAAAGAAATGATACAATGTGTGGGCGAAAGAAACCAAAGATGCTAGACAAGAAAATGCGAGGAACAAACGACTTAGAAGTTATTATTTATAATCTTAAAAAAGAAATAGACAGACTAAACGAGGAACTACAAGCCAAAGACATTGAGTTAAAAAAACTTCAGTCTAATGATTAATGTCTTTATTGGATATGATAGCAAAGAGAAAATAGCTTACCACATACTAGCCGAGAGCATACTGAGACACAGTTCAATACCAGTATCATTCACACCAATATACTTACCTAACATTAAAGATTCATTTAATAGACCAAAGAATAGCTTATCATCTACTGAGTTTTCTTTTAGTAGGTTTATAGTTCCTTACCTTATGAACTATGATGGTTGGGCATTATTCCTAGATTGCGATATGCTATTTAAAACTGACATCAAAGAACTATGGGATTTAAGAAATGATGATTACGCAGTTATGGTTTGTCAGCATGATTATACACCTAAGCACTTATCTAAGTTCGGCAATCAAATACAAACTGTTTATGAGAAAAAGAACTGGTCTAGTTTAATGCTAATGAATACTTCTAAATGTAAACAGCTTACAAAAGAATATGTAGATACTGCATCAGGATTAGAACTACACCAATTCAAATGGACTGACAAAGTAGGTGGCTTACCTTTAGAATGGAATTGGTTAGTTGGCGAATACCCACACAATCCTAAAGCTAAGAACATACACTTTACAGAAGGTGGTTGTTACTTTGATAAGTACGAGACTTGTGATTACTCATCAGACTGGTTTGATGTTTATACGAATACTGTTAAGATTCAATTATGAAAGCTTTTGTAACTGGTTGCGACAAAGACTACATAGATATACTTGATTGGTTCTTAGAAGGTTATCATAAGCATATTAAGATTCCATTATACATAGCTAACTTTGGAATGTTAAAACAATATCCTAATTCATTCTTAGTTGCTTCAGATGGCAGGACTTGGTTCTATAAACCTAAGGCAATAGAAAAAGTACCAGCAGATAAAATAATTTGGTTAGACTGCGACATAGAAATTAAAGAAGATATATCCGATATGTTTGATATGCTAGATGACTGCGATTATCTTGTTAGTAAAGATCATGCAGTTAGAACTGATAGATGGCAAACTGGAATAGTGGGTATAAACAATAAACAAGTTCTAAAAAAATGGTTTGATAGATGTGAGATGAGACAAGAACGAGGAGATCAAGAAGCATTTAACATAATAGCACACGAGTTTAAGATAAATAGAATACCAGACAATTATCATGGGTTAAGGTTAGGTAAGAATAATGATATAGCTAAAACAATACATTGGACTGGAAATGACGGAAAAGAAATTATTAGAGAGAAGATTCGTAAGTCAGAACAGAAATCCAAACATAATCTCAGTACCAATTAAGTTCATTAAGTATTCAAATCAATTTAACAAACATAATTGGCTTAGTCTTAAAGTAAGATCAGAACGAGATAACTTATATCTGAATGACAATTTAGCTAAACGCAGATTAAAGACATTAACTCAAATTGATAATCTATTTAACCCTATAATAGTTTGGGCTAATGATTATTTGATCTGCATATTTGGCAACAAAAGATTAAAGACAGCTATTGATAAAGGTTACACACATATAGACTGTTTAATTTATAATAACTTTGAACAAGCAGTAAGTATTGGAAATAGTATTTGGAATACATTTAAACAATATGGTCTATCTAAAGTTGATTATTTATTAACAACTGATAATCAAGCTATACTAAACATAGACAAATATATGGTGGAAGAAAAACAGTTCATAGATACTTACGCAACACACCAACAAGTCTTAATCCAAGAAGCTTTAAAATGTAATGAAGATATAATGGAAACTGGTTGTGGTTATTATTCTACACCATTATTAGTTGAGATAGCAAAAGCTAAAGGAGTTAAATTAATATCATTTGTCCAAGAAATTAATTGGGCTAGAAGATTTGACTATTTAATCGGTTCACATTATCAGCAAATACAAATAGACTTTAAACAAGAAATACCATTAACACAAAGATTTGGAATGTGCTTTTTAGACCATGAACAATTTGTAAGAGATAGAATCAAACATCTTAACAACATACTAGAACATACTGATACAGTAGTAGTGCATGATGCTGATAAAGTTCAATCTTTTGCTTTGTTGCATAAACCACACACTATTGAAATGCACAAACACTTAACACCTAACACAGCAGTTATTAGAAATGTTTAATCCTTACGAATACTTTAAAGGCAAGAATGTTTTATTAATTGGTAATGGCGAGAAGTTATCAGATATAAATTACGACAATTACAACTCAATAGTTAGAATGAATCTTGGAATACATGATAGTCCATGTCATGTATGGATTAACAATTTAGTGAACGAAGGGCATAATAAATTAAAAGAAATTCCACGCATACAAAACATAGTTAGATTAAACTTTGAAAAAGATGGTAAGAGAGCAGAACGTATGCCAGATTGGGTTAAGAAAAAAGCTTGGCTATGGAACAAAGAAGAATACAACTTAATGATACAAATATATAACTATCCAAGACCAACTACTGGTTTCGTTTCAATCTATTGGTTACTCAATTACTGTAATTGCAAAGTAACTATTACAGCATTTGATTTCTTTAAAACTAAGAATAGATATACAATGGAAGATACAAACCATATTGGAACACCAAAAGGTTATAACCATGATGTTGAATTGGAAGAAGAAGTTATTACTAAACTTATTCAAAGAGGATTAATCAATGCCATTTAGCAAACCACAACTAGACGTATATACTTGTCCAAATAGATTTAGAGTTTTAATTACTGGTAGAAGATTCGGTAAGACTCACTTAGCCATGTATGAACTATTAAGATTTGCAAGTCGCAAACCTAACTCAAAGATATTCTATGTAGCACCTACTTACAGAATGAGTAAAGAGATTATGTGGAAGCAATTAAAGAAACTCACAACTGAAAAGAGATGGATTAAATATGCCAATGAAACAGAACTATCTTTAGTATTAAGGAATGGTTCACAGATAAGTTTAAAAGGTGCAGATAAAT